TGGCAGACAATCCAGCCTTTACCTTGGGGATTAGCTTCGGAAGCTCTTTCTGCGTCCACGCCGAAGCATCTTTAAGAAACCCCTTAATGCCGCCCTTGTAGCCCTTCTCAAGAGCCAGGAACCCACCACCTAGGACCATCGCAGGCAAGATCAATGGACCTAAGCCGCCAAAGCCAAGTCCAGCCAATCTCAATGTCGCAATCATGGTGAGGATCTGAGGAGCTAACGCCATGACCTCACCAGCAATGCCAGCGATCTTCTTGCTGTCCTTGCCCAGCATGGCCTGGAATTTCTTATGCTTAGATAGACTGTTGACTATGGCGATCGTCATGCCCCTGATTCCAGCGGTCTTATAACCAAGGAATGCTTTGGTGGCGAATGCTGCCGCCTCACCAGACTTCGTAACCTCACCATTGGCATCCCGAAGCCTCAAGCCAAACAGCTTAACCTCAGTCTTGCCATTGTCATGAAGGTTAACCAGCGTCCTCATGGTGCTGATGACTGCCTTATTCGCGCTCGCCTGCATCTTGAGCAAATCGCCCTGGACGCCCATCTTGCGAGATAGCCCGGTCATCGAGTGCTCAAGCTGCTCATTGAGTCGATTATAACGATCTTGGTCTGTGAGGCCGTCACGGTAGAACTTGGCCATACGATTAGCTTCGCCAGCCGCATCACCCATAGACTCAGACACGCCCTTAATGCGCGCGCTCACCTTGTCCCAGTTGCCCTTCACAAGCCAGTCAAGGTCAGCGCCCATATTCTCAGTCAGCCATGCACTGGCAAACTGCTTCTGCTCATCATTGAATGACGCATAATTCTTCGACAAGATCTCGATAAACTCTAGGGGCTTGTCGCTAATGTTGAAGTCACCAAGCGCCATCAACTCATTTTTAAACTGCTCTGGCAGGCCTCCACCCTTACCCACCATTAGGTCGCGGAACTGGACCTTAGACTGAGATAGCGTGGTGAAAAGCGCCCTAGATTGAGAGATCGCATCCTCAGCGCTCGCACCAGCTTCCTCAGCGGCGGCAGCCAGAAGGAACATCGATCTGTTATATTGCATGAACGTCTTGGCATCGACGTTAGGGTTAACCTTCCTGAACTCCTCGTTAAATGAAGCCAATGCTTCAGGCATGGCTGACATGAACTTTGCACCGACGCCAGCGCTTCTGCCGATGTAAAGGATCTCATCCGCGAGCTGTCGCGCTTCCTTGGGCTTGAATCCAAAGCCATTCACCAAGCCTTCCATTTGCTTGACGAACGCCTCGCCGTCCATGCCTGCAACTTGAAGAAACTTGGTCATCTCACCGAGGTTCTTAAAGCCAAGATCCTCAACCTTTAGCCCCGCATCATTAAGCGCAAGCCAAGTCTTCTGGACCTCTTCGGCACCAACATTGAGCGAGTAGAAGACAGACGTGTCTTTCTCAAATTTCCTTAGCTCTTTACCCGTAAGTCTTGCGCTTGCAGCAAGCTGCATACCGCTCTTGGCGCTGGCCGCGAAGGTGCTATCCAGTGAACTCGAAAGCCTTACCGTGCTGTTAACTTCATCACCAAGGCGGTTGAGCCCCTGGCCAAGCCTTGACACACCCCTCAACGAAGCCGCGTCAGTCACAAATTTAAAAGCCTTGGCACCAGAGTCTTTAATGGAGTCAAGGCGAAGATCTACCTTAGTGAGTGAAGTGGCCATCGCCTCAAGTCGCTTAACCGTCTTTGATTCTTGAAGATCAAAGCCCATAAGCATAGATGTGAATTTCTTGCGTGTGGCCATTGATTATCACCAGGGCAATATAATGTTGAAGGGCTCATTAAGGAACTTGCTGGGGGGCGGCATAGCCTTGTTATTAAGATCACTAGGCATGAGATAGACAAGATCCTCATCAGCAGTCGTGACGATGTAATAATACCTCTCAGCGTCAGCCAGACTAGTACCAAAGACCAATGCTACCTCACGACCGTTGCCATGAAGTGCCAAGGCCTCAAGACAGGCCGCGTGCTGGGGGTGAGGTACAATAAGAAGTCTCAGTACATCACCAGGACAAGGGTGCGCCTTTAGTCCTGCAATGACGACGAATGGATAGGCCACACCATTAGATGCTGTGGCATCAAAAGACCAAGGCTTGTGCATACTTACTCCAAACTACTTGCCGCGCAATGACCTCAGTAAGGTAGACAACAGCTCACCACTAAAGTCACGATTCTTATTGATGGCCTCTAGCATCAATACTGACACACTCTCCGGCATCTCAAGCGCCTGGTCGAACGTGACCGATGTGTTAGCAGCAATAAAAGCTGCTCGCTCAAGGTGGCCAAGGCACCTCTCATGCGTCCCATAAGGCCCAAGGAAGTGGCTTGGGATCTTGTGGCCATAGCTCAGCTTGAAGATATGGCCACCACCAAGGTCTTCCATGCGATAGCGCAGCCAATACTCTTGCAGGGAAAATCCCTGGAGCCAGAGCTTGATCCTGCGCTTTTGTGGAAGGGCCTTGAAGATGTCGAAGCGGCTAAAGACATCACTTGATGCTAGGCCGTCTGGTCTGTCGGCTTGTAAGACCTGACTTTTGGTCGCCAGGTCGCCGGGTCCAAAGGGTAAGCATCAGCCTCCAGGCCGTGAGTGCAGCTTTTGCAGGAGAAGGTGAAGCTAAGGTCAACATCAGGCTCTTTCTCCTCAACAATGCTCACGAACTCAGAGCGCACCGAGTAAGGCAGCGTCTGCACATATTCGATCGTGTCCAGATTTGATAGCGTCCTCACACCATCCTCAGACACAGTGGTGTTGGCGCATCGCCCGAACCTCACCACGCTACCGTCAGGGCCAGTGATCTTATCGACACGCATGATGAAGAATGCCGTAATGAGATCCACATCCTGAGACTCATCAGATTCAAGTCGTCTACGCTTAGAGGGCTTAGCTGATTCCTTGGAGCGCCTCTCTAGCATCTTGGCAAGATCGCGCAGGTAAGAGGAGTCACCTTGGTTGGCCCAATGCCACTCAATGGCCACGCTTAAGCCCTTGAAGTCAATATTGGCAACGTCTTTCCTCGCATCAGCGCTAGGAATGCACGGGATGTAATAAGTCAGATCCTCAGACCAGGCCACATAGTCATCAGAATGGTTACACTTGGGGCATTCAATCCTGTAACTATACTGAGTCTCAAGCGTGATCTCGCGCAACTTAAGCAAGAGATACATCACGTCAGACGATAGCAGATACTCCCTGATGCACCGCTGGATGAATGACCTATCCTCATTGCCACCAATGGCAACAATGCAAGGCTCAAGGATGCGCTCCACAACCGAGCCGCCGTCCGACTTGCCACCCTCAATCACAAGATCAAGCTTGCCCGTGGCGCCCTTGAGCGTGACTGAGTGCTCAACGCTGCCGTCAGGCATCAGGATGCCACACGGCAGCCTTATCTCTTGCGTGACGTTCCAACCCTTGATGATCTGACGCTCTTTAGGCTCTCGTGCAAGTCGCCTCAGACGATCCTTAAGAACTTCGTCAGACTGCTTCTTGATAATCTCGTCGATAGACTCATCACTAATGATCTCAGTGTCTGGTGACGCCTTGGAATTATCTCCACTCATACAAACCTCCAATTCAGACGTGCAACCGTTGCATGTCTGAATTGGAGGTTACAACAAACCATGAGGGCCGCTAACTAAAAACTAATGACGCAGGAACTAAAACTTCGATCAGACTTGACTTGTCACCCTCAACCTTAAGCCGTCTAACAAGAACCTTCCTAGACAAGGCTCTTTTAAGGTCTTCCGGGGTCATCAACCCCACCCTAACCCTTGCTGTGCCGATGGGCATGGCATGGGTTGCGACGTTTGCCGATGTCGTGCCTGCTGACATAATTACCTCATACTCCTGTAAAGTTTCCGTTAACACCAAAAGAGTATTCATCAAAGCCATCAACAGAAATCTCTATCGAGGCTATGGTGACATCATCGCTCGTGGCAGAGAATCCATCACCAGCGTTATAGCTTACAGGGATGCAGTCATAAAGGGTCCAGATCCTACAGGCTGGAGTGTGTATGCCCGTCCTTCCAGCAAAGAAGCCACCAACCAAAGCTTCAGCCTCTATGATAGGAGATGCAAGATCACCATTATTCGAGTCAAGATCTTGAGCTGAAAACGCAAGTCCAGCCAATGCCATCATGGATAGATAGCGCTGGCTATTAATTTCAGCACCTCCGACCACGAGAGGCTGACCATGAATCTGCACAAGCCCAAGCGTCCTACGGTACTGACCACGACCAGAGACAGCCTGCATAACCCAGTCGTAAAACTCCTGATCCCCAGTATAGAGCCCCTTGGACAGGGTGATGTTTGCGCACTTGGCAGCCTTGACGACCGTTCTGGGCATATGGCTGGTGCCCGACTTAACCTCTACAGTGTCAATCTCAATAGAGGGCTCAGACACCTCACTGAATGCCGCTTGCGGGCTCATGATGAATAGTGGTGTCACGTCTGTACCGTACTGGGTCGGCGTGATGTCGAACAGATGGAACTGGAAATTCTGATAGCGATCTAGCGGGCTACCCATGTCTCACATCCTTGCCGTCAACATCAAAGCCAATGAGGGCGACTTTAACGCAGTCTATATAGCCTGATGGTGTCCCTGTAGGTATTTCACCCTCAGTAAGCTCAGCGTTGGAATCACTAAGCCTGGAGGCATCCTCTAGCGCCAGTCTGAGGTTAGCTCGCTCATGAACATAGCTCTCAATAATATCCATCATAGGTGACATGCTTACCTCAAAAATTAAGACCCTGCCCTCACGAGCAGGGTCTTTTGACCTCAAAGACCCTAGACCAGTCTATCCGATCTCTGGGTTGACTGGATCAACAACATCAAAGTATTCAATCGTAAGCTCAATCTCCTCAACCGAGACGTCATCGCTGGTGCTGTCAAGATCTGCTGCCAACTTAACCCTGGTCGGGAATGCGTTGTAAAGCCTAAGCATGAGGGCGTTATCGTAGTTGACACCAGCCTCGCTAGGTCCGCCGATCTGATTGAAGATGTAGATGTAAAGCATTGCGCGATATTGCGTGCCGCTGAAGTAACGCATCATCCAGTCAATAAAACGAGTGCCGCGCATGATCTGGCCGCGCATCATCGTCACTGCGTCGAAGGTGGGGATGCCTGGCTGCTTGGCCGTGTATAGGTTGCGACCATCCCTATACTCAACCGCGTTAACGCTCATCTCTGGGATACTGACTGAGGAGAACCCAGCCTCACCACCCCAAAGCATATTGCTATCAAGGCGCTCAAGCGGGTTAGTCTTAACTGGACCCGCAAGGTCAGCTATCGCGTGGAATCGGAAGTTTTGAAGGAAGTCTTTTGCGTTAGACCTCACACCATTATTAGCCATGATATTTGCCCTCTATCTAAAGTCTCGTAACGTGCAACCGTTGCATGTTCGTTCAGAAGTATGCCGCCCCGAATGTTTACCCGGGGCGGCATAAGATCATACGATCTGACTGTGCCTAAGCTTCACAAACTCAACCGTATCGCGAGTTTTGACGCCATAGTCCACAATGAACTGACCTCCAGCCTGGACCGCGTTGGGGTTGTTCTTTGAATCACACACCACGAAGAACGCATCGTTGGCCGTGTCACCCTTAAGAACACGATCATTCCACAAACCACGCAGGAACCCGGAGATCTGGTTGCGGATCAGGTTGCGCGTAGACGCATCATTATCCTCAAAGACAACCCACCAAGCACTGCGTTGGACGCTCACAGACACAAAGTCCACGGTACGGCGCTTATTGATGAATCGGAACTCACCACTGACATCGAGAGTGCGAGCACCCCAGACGCAGCGAGGCTCGACAGTGGAGGGCTTCCAGAGCGAGTTAATGCCAGCCGCCTTAAGCTGACCAACTTGGACTTCAGTAAGATCTGACGTGAAGCCAAGGATGAACGTAAGGACACCATCCGTCGTACCAGCAGGTGCTTTGCCAACATTGCGATTACGATCAGTCCTAGCCCAGACGCCAGCGATGTGACCGAATGGTGGGATGTCAACAGCACGGCCCGTCAGCGGATCTTCAATCTTGATCCAAGAGTGATACATCGCACCACGAGCGCTATTGCTCGCAAGGACGTTCCTCTTGTAAGAGATTGCGCGCTGGACAGTTGAACCTTCTGGACTCGTGAGAATCACCATAGAGTCTTCACGACTCTCAGCATAAGCGAGAAGGGCCTGGTCAACTTGGGCGTCACCTGGGAAGTCTGCGGCTGCAAGGATCAGGATCTCATTAATCTTATTGAAGGCGTAGATGCCGCGATCTTGTGAGAGCAGAAGCGGGCTGATGATGTTCGACCTCGTGACTGCCGCGCCATCAGTGCCGCCGCTGAAGTCCTCGGTGAGCGAAGTTAGCTCAGACAGCCTTGTATATGATGCCTCAACGTCACTAAGCGCATCAGGGGCGCTAGACGGTGTGAAGAGAATGCTGCCCGTGTCGTAGTCAATGGTCGCAGGCGCCGAACCATCAATATCATCACCAACAATCGAACCAAGGCCATCATCAGTGACCGTGATGGTAGTACCACCACTGACGTAAGAGATGACGACAGTGCCAGGGATGATGCCTCGACCGCCGTAAGCGTAAAGCGTTCCGGCAATAGCCCTGACACTACCATCACCCACATCAACAACCTCACCAGTCAGAGCAGCGCCGTTGAGCTTGTTGGGCGCTTTCTCAGTGTAGTCAAGCTTGGCCGCGGCAAGTGTTGAGCCAAGGTAGGTGTCGTTTACTCGCGTGGGGTAGTAGTCACGAGACAGCGAGTCCTCAAGATTGATGTTCCCGATCGTATCGACCAAAGCGAAAGCACCGTCCGAGAACCTCTCCTCAAGAATGAGAAGCTCAAACGAACCATGCTTGCCCGTCGCAGAGCTAACATCATTCTCATTAACAACAAGCTGGGCGCGAACATCATTAGAAGACAGGCCTGGATACCTAGTCTCTAACGGTGCCAACACATACTCATAGTCAAGAGTAATGGCAGCGCCGACAGCATCAGTAGCCACAGTCGTGCCGCTGATGTCACCAGTCTCATAGTCAATCGTGAATGTGCCCAAAGCACCTGTCAGCGAGCCTAAGCCATTGTCAACAGACTTGAAGGCATAGGTCTTATACCAGTAAGAGATCGTGACGTTCGTGCCGTCCTTAACCCCAGTAGAACCTACGTTGAGCGAGAAGACACCATCAGCACCCAGCGTACCAGTGCCATCACCAGTGATCGCGCCGAGAGCGTTTACTGTAGCCACCTTTGACGCATTGGCAGTGTCGGTCCAAGTGATGCGCACAAAGGCGTTATTCGCATCGCCAATAGGATCTGTATTGGCAAGCTTGCCACGGTAGACGCGCTGGTTGGCCACAGCCTCAGCGATAACCTCACCCTGAACTCGCGTGCTAGGGTAATAGGTGTAAGCAGCTAAGAGGTCATCATCAGCACTAAGCGCGGGTGACGTAAACGACAGTACGCCAGTCTGATAGTCGATCGAACCCACTGGTGCAGGGTTGAAGTCGTTAATAACCCCAGACCCGTCATCAGTGTAGTCGTTACCATTAATGCTCAGCGTGACAGATCCAGGCAGGATAACCCTTGAACCGATCGTGCCAGTGATGGATGTCACACCAGTCAGGAAGGAACCCAGATTCTCCGCCGCGACATCAACCTGCTCATCAAGCTTAAGCACTGCCGAGCCTGGTTTGATGGGAAGGTCGGCCAGTGAAGGCGTGTAGACGATGTTCGACGTTGCCCCTCCACCAGTGGCGATAGAGACACTCTCACCCTGGACCTCATTGGAGAATGAGGCGGCAGCCTTAGTCGCGCCATCACCAAGGACGCGGTTGATGTAAGCCTGGCCACCACCATTCAGGAAGAATGCCAGGACTTGGGTTGCGGCACTGCTCTTGGCGTTGACGCTTCCGAAGATACGCTCAAACTCAGCAGGACTACTCACCAACTGAGGATCTTCGACGGGGCCGCGCTCAAACTGCCCGGTGATTGCAAAGATCGACGTATTGAGCTGCTCAACTGTTCGTTGGCGCTGCGCGATCTCTTCGCGGTAAACGCCTGGATATGTTAACTGCATCTTTATTCTCCTAAAAGCTGGTAGTGTTGCCCATTATCGACCAATCGCTTCCATAATAGCAGTCGCCCTGCCGCGACCAATGCCCTTAATGCTATTCAAGGAAGCCATTGCAGATTCATCCGACTTGTCACCAATGAGCGCGTTAAGGGACTCAACGCTCTCAATGCCACCAGCTTTTAAGATCTGAGCTATCTCCTCACCTAAGAGATTAATGAGGCTTGCGTCATGATTCTCAGCCTCAAACTGCTCATCGTCAGGTGGATTAGACTGACCCTGATCATGCTGAGGTAGATCTTCGACCACCTCAACAACATCGACAACCGCTTGAGGGCTGGCAGGCTTGGGGACTCTCTTCAAGAAGCCGCTATTCTTAGCGACTGAGAAAAGACCATCCTTCCTATATTCATCAGGTGGTGTTGAGTAGTCTGCCGACACCACTTCACCGCTCATGCGAGTGAGCTGATACGGCCTAGGGCCAAAGACCTGCCATAAGTATTCGCGACTCATATTGTACTCCCGTTGACTGTAATGCTGCTCACGCCAAACGTTTCAATCTCATCATAGGTGTCGATTCTGCCCTGAACCTTATAGGTGAAGAGAGAGCCAGAATAGGCATCCAAAACCCCCATCAGCTCACTACCCTCATCATGGGATTCCCTGAACACACTAAAGCCTGACTTGGCGCCAAGCGTGTCAGTCACCATCAGGGTAAACCTAGAGTGACAGCGACGCTGCACATATCGCTCTAGGAGCTGAGCTGTTCTCTCATCACGAGCCCTGACCTCAATGGTGTAGCTGATGTCAACCTCATCAGCATGAGGTCGCTTGATATAGCGGTCATAGTATGGCCTGCCGTCGATCTCACCCAGAAGGATGGCGTCTGGTGCAGGGATTCTATACTGATAGCCTACCGCCTCGGGTGTGCGCCTATTGTCGCTCTCAACCCTGGATGTCCTCTTAATCCAAATACCAGGCAAGACATAAGCGCTAAAGATCGACTCCGGCAGACCAAACGCGACCACCACTTTATCGTCAACCCCAGCACCCCTAACCCCATCAATGCTCACCTGATGAAAAGGCGCCTTGAGGCTCGGGATGTTGTTGGGGTTTGGTATCGGCAAAAAATCAGTCGCCAGAACGTCAAGCATGGCCTTATCATAATGATAAAGCCAAAGCTCGCCACGCTTGCAGTCTGCCGGATTGATCATCTTAGGCCTCAGACATCATGCCTTTAAGGTTAAGGCTTTGGGCTTGAGCAAGCCAGGTGAAGTAATCTTCATCAGGGACTTCGATGCCCTCATCCTCAAACTCAGGAGGCGCGTCGAGAAGACCATCCTCAACCTTCATGGCGATAAAGTCATACACCATGACGTAAGCCTCCTCTTCGGGGTAGCCACCACCGATAAGGACGTTGGCGAGACTGTCAATATAGTCCTCGTAGGCCTCCAAACCGAGCGCGCCGCTCTGAACATTACCATCAGACCTAAGATTGTTAGGGCCTAACAGGTAGAACTCAAGCTGCCCATAGTAGCTGTTGAGCATATCGACCTCATCACCATCACCCATATCGGCAGGTGCGCCGTCTTGGTTAGGGTGATAGTGGCGCACTCCGAGCGCATCATCATCTCGACCATATTGAGTGACAGACACCTCGCAACCCAGGCGAGCCATTCGCATCTGAACCTGCCCTGGTGTGCCGTCATATTCATCAAAGATGGCGATGAAGGCTGGGCGGCCATTTGCCGTTGTTGGCGACTTGATCGATCCACCGATGGAACGAATGCACGTCCTCACCAGTGAAGCGTTGTTCTCTTGAGCTGAAACGATCTTGTAAGTGACTTGCATTGAAACACCTATACTAGGAGGCCAATCATGCTGCTGGCGTGTTGTTCGTACCACTCCGAGGATCTATCCTCGTAGACGCTCTCGTTTACCTCCATGAGCTTACCACTGACTAACATATCTGCAATGCTTTCGAGTATGTCTTCAGTATAAGTTGAAAACATCTTGTTTATCGCAGGCACCCAGATGGGGGCAGACGGCTTATCACCAAGGCCATATTCACCCCTCAGAAGGGTATAGCGCCAGTCATACTGGAGTATGATCTTGGTCTGGACATGCAACGGTTGCATCCTTCCCAGTGACCTTCTGTTAGAAGCCCCCACCGTCTCACGCTCTAAGTCATTAACCTCGCGTCTAAGAAAGTAGCCATGATCCTTATCTATATTGGTGGGCAGGTGGTCTGGCAGCCAAGGTTCACCCTGGAGAAGCTTCCCATATTTTGAGGCGTGTTCGGGGTCTACAACAGCAAACAAAACACAGTCATCAAGACCATCAAGACTGTACTCTTCAGACATTGGTTCCACCGATATGCCGTAAAGTAGATTACCACTGCCCATATCAATCCTGACGCGGTGAACATAATCCTCAAAGGCCGCCCCTCCTGCCGCGCTAACCTGCTTAAGCACATCCTCAACACACCTCATGAGGATGTAATCGCGCACCTTGTCAAAGTTTTCAGCGAACCACTTTATGCGCTCTGCTGCCTCAGCAAAACCTTGCTTCATGACCTTCATGCTTAACTCCAAAAAAAAGCCCTCTCACTGAGAGGGCTTTAAGGCTTGCAATGGTGTTACTTGCCGACGTATCGCTGCATATTCTGAAGCACCGAGCCGCCAAGGCCGTAGCGCTCCAGAGAGCTTGGCATACTACCAATGCTTGCAGCAGGGTTGAACGACTCTTGGATCTGAGTGCCGCCCGTGAAGGTCTGGTGCTCAGAGATGAAGTCAAGCGCAGCGCTTTTGACATAGTTGTCAAAATCATCATGCGACTCAAAGTCATCGACAGGTGTGAGCGACGCCACGAATGATTCATGGATCGACTCAGGCATCTTCTCCATCACACGCACCAGGGACAGCTTTGACTCAGCGATGTAAAGGGCCTCAGCGTACTGATCCCTTTCGATCTCTAACTCCTCAAGCTGGAGCTTTAACTCACGGATCTTTTCACGAGCGCTCATATTATCCTCTCTTGCCTAATAGCCTTCGTTCCGGCAGGAACTCAGCTTTGGATTGTAAATCGAGCAGAAACATTGTGTGATAGTTGCTGCTCCCCAAGTATCCATGCCTTGACACCTTTACGACATCATAGAACGTACCCAGATCATGCCAGTCTTTAGCCCAGAACTCAACAAGATCACCCTCGACCGGCTCAGGGTAGTCGTTAAGGATATGATGCCATAAAGGCACGAAGAGTCGAGCTGTTTTTGATTGCTGGCGACCGTTAGGGGATGCCGTGATGTCCCTATCACCACTGTCAGAATACTTGAGCACCCCCATTGTAGGTCTTGGAGCTTCAAATTCTGACGAAACAGGACTCCTATAAACCGGGTCAACCTCTACAACACAAGACCTCCACCACCTTACGGCGAGTGATGATTGCGGGTTTATGCCAGCCCCTACGCCGAAGTCGGATCTGCCCTCACCCTTCACCACCTTATCTGCATCTGGGATCGACGACTTAAAGAGTCCTCCCCTTGGTGATACACCCTCATGATAGGCGGACTCATAGGCCCAAAAGAGCTGAAGCTGGACCTCTTCAGGCCACGACTGGATAAGCTTCGGCGCGTTCTGTATCACATCGAATATAGGGCTGTACTGAGGCATCACAACACCAGCTTTGCACGGATATGGTCAGCGACAACCAGCTCAAGCTCGCCAACTCTAAATCCAGGGATCTTGCCAACCTTAGCTGTAAGGTCTGGGATGACATCGCTTTTATCAAAATAGCCAAAGGTGATATGGGGAACAAAGTCATGCTCCCTTGACACCTCAAAGCCATGCTTGGTGAAGTGATGCAGTAAGGCGTAGTGAAGGTCTTGCAGGCCAGGCTCTCTATCGACGCCGCTAAACGTTGATCTTGCCGCCTTCGGTGAGAAGTAGGCAACGTTAGATTCGCCAGACGTGAATGCACCCCAACCCTGAATTGTCAGCAGCATTGGCTTCCACTTGAAAGAGCGCAAGGCCCTAACTGCATTTTCAATGTCAGCGGGCGATCGTTTGCCCAGATAAAGCATCGTGATGTGAGCTTTATCATAGTCGTCTTTAGGCCATGAATCCTTAAGGGGGGACTTAACCTGATCTGGCAACCTGATCATCACGATCACGCTACAATTACCATCAGCATCACACCAACTCATCTTCCAAACCTCCCACCACCACCGCCGTCATTGTCATAGCGGTCCATCATGTCTTTACGCTCTTTCTTTTTCTTTGCCTCAAGATCATCAAGATCTGTGGCCATAAAGTCCTTAAGCTTCTCTCGCTTAAATGACTTGAATGATGGAAAGCCCTTCTTAATCCTAGCGAATGAGCCCGACCTTACATAGGGCGTCGCATCATCAGTGTTGCCATCCTCATCACGCTTAGCCCCAAGCTCTCGCTTCTTTGTAGGCTTAGTCGCATTGTCCGTCCTGACCACCTCACTAGACGTGGCCTGAACAGGGATAGACTTCATGGGCTTAAGGTGCTGCGAGACGTCCTGCCACTCATGAGCAGCAAAGAAGCCAAACGAGCCCATATACTCACCATCAATAACCTTGAATACGATCTCCTGCGTTGGGTAGACCGCGATGACTTGAATGTAGTCGCCAGCATTAAGACTCATAGGAGATGGTGCCACCTTAGTCCAATACCTGATCGACATCTTCTTCTTAAGCATCAGGTAAGACCCCTCATCAGGGCGCGACTTAGGCTCAGTTGAACCAACCTCATCCGATGCAATGGCGTACTCGCCAGCCGTCAGATAGCCCTGCTCTTCAAGCTGTAGCTCAAGGTCATTAGCCGTCCTATATAACGACACCGAGATCAACCGCCTGCCATCAGCATTATATCCATAATGGATGTGTTCGACGACGTGGCCAATCTCTTTGAATGACGACCTGATCTTGTCTGGTGGGTAATTCTTGACACTCTCACCTTCGATAATGAAGTCGATCGTGTCGTTATATTTGCGTCTAAATATCAGCATTGCATCACCCCTGGATAATCCAGCCCGTAGGCATGTATTTCATAAGCTTATCATGGACGTCCTGCTTGGCCTCGGAAGCCTCGCCAAGCAACGTATCACCATCTAGGTTGCGCTCGCCATCAGCCATGCTGTAAGAGCCGTATTTTGAGCGTATGCGGCCCAACGTCTCTTTAGCCAATGCAAGGGCGTAACGGTGAACGAAGTGATACTCCCACGAGTGAGGATTGCTTAGATTGAGCGTGCCCGGAACATACTCAACCCTGGCCTTAGAACTTGTCGCCGGACAAGGGAAGATCCTCAGCTTTCGCTGGAATGGTAGCCATGTCCAGCGACACTCACCACCAAGAATGCGCGTCGCCATCTCATTGTAAGCTATGTCCATCACGATAGCACTAAATGGGCCGTTGTCTTGTGACGTCTGGACAAACGAAGACTGACTGTAACCACCTGGGCTCGCAGGGTTGACGCCGTAGGGCTGATTGTTGCCGTAGTCATAAGGGGTGGGGACATTGCGCTCAAAAGCCACCTCATAAACAGCCTGGCAATCATCGGTGACATCATAGTCTTGCTGGCCACCAACAAGATCAATAGTCACCTCATTAGTCTGCCCCGCATACATCACAAACCAGCGCTTAGCATGATCAAGGCAGTAGTCCAAAGATCCTGCCGGAAGCTCAACGCGCATGACGCCAGCACCGAGAGCGGTCAAGATGTCTCTCTTAATCCTGATGTCGTTTAGAGAGGATGATGATCCTATGACCTGAAAAGATACGCCGCTCTTAATCTGCGTTCCTGACACCGTGTAAGTCCAGCGAAGCAAGACGATCCCAGCATCGACAAGAGGTGTATCTTGTACCGTATAGATCCCGGTGGACGGATTGACAATATCTGGTGGCAAGAATGTCCTCAACACATTGCCAAGTGAGTCAACAATCTCAAGCGCATCAACACTGTCAGGATCTATGAACACCCCTCCCGCGAGATCATCAATGAAGCTCACCTTATATTCTGGAGCTGAGCCCACATCTGCAAACGTTGGCTCAAGAGCATTAAAGACAATGGCCATATATCAACCTCCTATGGATACTAGCCAAGTGTAGCAGCGTTGAGACTCGCAAGGCATAAAAAATGGGCGCCTTAGCGCCCATTCAAACGTGCAACGGTTGCATGTCTTACTTGCCAAAAAGCTCGTCAGACAAGACCTCGATATATGCACCTTTGCTGCGATGTCCAGACTCGGCGGTCTTTACCTTGTCATAGACCTCAAGCTCTTGCGTGAGAAGCTTAAGCTCTTTAGTCGTCATCTTCTCAAGCTCCTCAAGGTTCGAGGGGACATAGGAATGTGAAGACTGCAAGGACTTGGAGTCATCTTCACCATCCTCTTCATCCTCGCCATCCTCAAGGAAGTCAAGAATGTCAGTGTCATCAGCAGGGGCTGGCTCTGGCGTCGGAGGTGTAGGGATTGCCTCAACAACCACCTTCTCAACCTTGGGCTCTACTACTGGCTCTGAGGCCTTGGACTCCAAAGCCTTAACATCGTCAACAGGTGACTCATTGCCCGAGTCATCAACATCAACATAGCGGGGTGCAATCTCCGCCAAAATGTCTGGGCTTAAGTAGGCGTAAAGATCACCTTCAATGATCTCATCATGCCTGGTGACTTGATAGACTGGCACTCGATAGCCACCTAGGTTGAACACTCCGCCCTTGCGCACATTCTCAGCGAACTCTCTGCGCAGCTTGAACCTTCTGATCTTCTTAAGAGTCATGACTTCACCTCATTGTAAATGACAAAGCTTAGGGGGTCGAAAGACCCCCTAAGCTTAACTCAGTCCCGACCTAACTCTCAACCATCAAACGGGTGCGTTGAGGTTAGAGATGTTCACCAGGCCATAGTATTCTGGGCGAATGACCTTGAAGGCGTCACGGCTGGTGAAGCGGCGCTTCATCTTGCCATCATTGGGGTCATGGAAGGCAGGAGTCATAGAGAGTGCGATATATGGTGCGTAGACGGCGCCACTCTCAAGGTAGTTGCTGCCCTTGAATCCCAGAAGGATCTGGCTGGCTGGGAAGTGAGGATCTTGGTACAGGCGGAGGCGGTTGGAGATCAAACCGACGCGCGAGACACCAAGGTCAGACGAGATGCCACCGAACGATCCAGCGCGCTCAGTCGTAGGTGCGGCAGGAGCGTAATCGCCATGCTTCTGAAGCTGCTCAAGAATCGCAGCGACGTTAGGCGACGTGACAGCCCACTGAGGACGAGAGCGCTGCGTCTTTGTAAGGATCGTTGCGCCGACTTGGTGCATCGTCGTGACGAGCGTGGCGTAGTAATCGATCTGAGACTCACCAGCGCTTGCACCAGCCTGATCCCAGGTTGCAGACGTAGCGGCTGCGCGACGAGTGCGATCGATCATCATACGGTCAAGATCGTAGCCAATCAGGCTGGAGATACCAGCGATCATGGTGGCGTGACCGTCGATGCCATGCTGGCGACGAAGATCCTCGGTGGCATTCATGGTCCACGTCGCACGAAGCTCGCGGTCCTCAGCACGGATGTCAGCGGCGCGCGTCTCAAAGGAGATGTCACCGATGTTCGAGTTGCCTTCCGACTTGTACCAGTAGAAGACCTTGACGATGTTACCGTTACCAACGGCAGCGGTAAATTTAAAGCCAGTGATAGCACCAGTGGCGTAGTCGATGGAGCCAGAAGCTGCGTCGCCTGTGAACCCACCAATGCCGTTATCAACAGCAGTCTGAACAGCAGCACCAGCGCTGTTTAACTCAACCATGCTGACCTGACGAACAGGTGATGGGTTGGAGTTGTCAGTGTTGTTGTTGGGGTAGATCGGCATGTAGGCTGTCGAGTAGTTGATCGCACTACCAGCGCCGCCCCACTTGGTGCCGTCGCCAGCGCCAAGAGACTCGCCGTCAATCTCCTCTGAGGAGTATTGGTGAGCGTAGGTCTGACCCGAACCCATGACCTTCGTGCCAGCGTTGACAGATCCCTTATTGGATGCGTAGACCCAATCGTAGTAGTAGACCTGCCCAAGGGGGCCGTTCATAGGCTGAATCGAGAACAGCTCATGACCGATCAGGTTGGGGAACACGTTGAGAAGCAGTGGCAGGATCGTCTGAGCGTAGCCTTGCAGGTTGGCAGTCGAGGTGCCAGCAGACTCCATGACCATGCCGGAGCTGAGTGCGCCAGACTGGCTGTTCTCAAGCACCGTCTCGATGATCTGAGCCATCACGCCACGGCGATAAAGCTCCTCACTCTCGCTAAGACCAAGATCCTTCCACTTCACGAGATTGAGGATCTCAGCATGGCTTTGGATGAGGTGGTCGCGGTAGCTAAGGTTATGGACCGACTGGTTTGCAGGGCTGAAATGTTGAGTTTGCACGGTATCTCCTCTCTATCAGGTAAGTTAGCTTGTCTTAAGTAACAGTATCGGCTTTTTTCAACTGCACAAGATGTGATTAAACACCTTGCACACTTATTTGAGACTAATTCTTGGCTGAGAGCCTCATGATAGCACTCAGATCATTGAGCGATGCACCATACTTGGAGGTGTCTTCAAGCCTTGCATTATTGCCAAAGCCCTCAGAAAGCGTTGACTGATGCTCATCACTCAGCGCCTTTGGCGACCTGCTATTCAAGGCTTGCATCACGTTACCAAGGTCGCCCATGTTCTCCTCATTGAGGATACTGTGACCCGTAGATGTCAGCCCACCTGGGCGGCTATGCTGCCTTGTCCTTTGCCCTCGGTACTGCTCGGCAAGCAGAGGCACCTCTTGAGCGTTAGACGCCTTAGAGAGGTGCTCTAGCATGGTGATCGGGTTTGGAGATCCAATCACAGCCTTGTACTTCTCAAGCTCAAGCTCTAACGCTTGGTTCTTGGACTCAAGAGCGCTCTCCTCAAGAGCTTTGACACTCTCACTCATAAGCTTAGATTCTGACACCATGTGCTTATACTGCTTGGAACTCTCAATGAGCTGCTCGTTCTCAAGCCTTAGAGCCTCAAGGTCAGACAGTGCAGACTTAGCCTCATTGCGAAGGCTTCGACGCTCTTTCTTCAAAGTGTCAACATCTGCCTCCAGCGACTCGATAAGATCAATAGCCTCATCAAGGGCCGTCTGCGTCTTAAGGTGCTCCACAGACAAGAGTGAGATGTGAGCATGAGCATTAGACAGAAGGTCCAGCGACTCATCGAGGTTGGCTGCGTAGGCTGCCTGCTCCCTAAGATCCACAATAGCAGCGCGTGCAAACTCAAGAAGCTCAACCGACTCACTCAAGTACGCCTCATTATCCAAGGCGTTAATGACACTCTCGGCAAGACCATCTTCATCAAGATCAAGGTATCTGTCAGTGCGCTTGAAGTCCTCAACAACACAGTCCAAAGCAGACTTGAAAGAATCAAAGTCTGTGACGCTTGACCATTGTGGGATCAGGTTCTTGAAGGCCTCGCGGTCAGACTCAACAACGAATGGAAGGTGACGGCGAAGCTCAGACTCCACCATACCCTTGAGCGAGCTTGCCTTAATCTGGGTAAGCTCAGACTCAATGATCTCCACCTTCATGTTGGCGCCAGACAACTGCTCAGACAGAACCTTGTTATCAGCCTGCAACCGTTGCATGTCTTGCTGTGATGATTCAGCAAGTGTCTTAGACCTGCCCTCGTTAAGACCTGCCTCATAGCCTCGCATGCGCGCTGCCTCAATCGCCTCATCAGCCCTTAGTGCTTGCTGGTGGCGATTTGACTCACTTTGAGAGTCTGGCTTGACGTTGCTATGAGCGTTTTGATTACTCATACTGTCTCCATGATTGTTTATGCGATCGAAGCTGAATGCCTCGATCCTCAAATCCTCAACACCACCATTTATAGACTCGGTGCGGACGGAAGGGTAGGCGCCATCAAAAGCAGGGACCGCGACAACATCAAACGCTGACAGGTAAAAGTCAGACTGAACGATGTGGCGAGAGCCATCTTTCACAACACTGCCAGTACCCCTTGACGAGACGCCAAGAGACACGCCGTGATCAACAAGTGAGCGAAGCTTATCACCAGGCCCATAGTCGCCATCAAGGATGCGCATCTTGCCACGAACAATGCCATCTGGATCGATCCTTAGCGACTCGATCAGCGTGCCCGCATTCATCAGACTCACCTGAGCCGTAGATGGGTGATCGACCTCACCAAACAATGCGCGGCGGCTCATGTACTTGCCAAGGCGATCGATCTGAGCCTGGATGATTGATGAAGAATAGACACGCCCGTTAGCGGTAGGCTTATCCACCACGCCGAAAGCGCCCTCAAGAAAGATCACCTTACGGCCTGGAGTGCTACCCTCAGCGAGCTGAACTCTAATCTCCTCAACGGGCGCCTCGACAAGTATTTGCTGCGACATTGAGCACCTCAGTAGCGCTTAAATCTTGATTTTCTACGGATGCCACTCTGGGCGAAAATCTCTTTCCGCTTGCGGCGCTTGGTGAGGCCCTTGGTGTCGCTCTTGATATTGCTAAACTTCTTTCTTCGCATACCAAGGGCCTCTCGACGACCTGACGAATAGGCTGTGCGGCGTTTTCGCTTGCCACCAGTCCTCTTTCTGGATGATTGAGTGTTGAGGAACCTACTTCGTTCAGACTCAGATAGGCCCTCAACATAATTCTCAATCATCGTCATCATCGTCATCTTCGTCATCCCACTCCTCATCTTCGTCTTCGTCCCAGTCCTCATCATCCTCTTCATCGTCATACTCATCGCCCTCAGCGAGGTCGTGATACATGTCGATAGCTGGTGCGAGGTTCTTGGCTGCTTGCGCGCACATCGAGCAAGCCTCTTCGATCGTATAGTCGCCCTCTGCGATGCCCTCGGCAAGCTCCAGAAGTTGAGAACTCATGCGATCAAGCGCTTCGGTGAGCGACTCATGAAGATCACCACTCTCAACCAGTGGTGAGAAGCTCTCAGCCAGGTTGGCTGCGAGGTTGTGCTGACGCATGACAGCCTCAAGATAAGGATTGCTGTTACCAGCACCCTCAAATCGAGCTTTCACACGCTCACGGCGCTTGGCTGCCGGGTCAGTCTTCTGACGGCGCTGGTATTGCTTGAAGGCTGCTGTCTTGCGACGCTTACGGCTGGCCATCTTCCACTTACGACGCTCTGCTGGGGTGCCGCGCTTCACCACGGTTTGCTTGCCGCCCTTGGAGTAGTTGCGACGCTTCCTGACCTCATTCAACTCGCTCATCTGATACCTCTGTGTTTGATAATGACTCATGCAATGATTGCATGGTGTCTGAGATCTCAACCAAAGCCTGACCAGCCTTAGACTCATTAATCAATGACCAATAAGACTCAAGATTGATCACGAACGACCCGATCGACTCAATCACTGCTATCCTATCTTGATTTGACATCTGAGCAAGTAGCTTACTTGCAAAAAAGTCGTAGTGTTCGCGCAATAAAGCTAAAGCTCCACGGCGCTCGCCAGAACTCACCATCTCAACAACGTCATCTCGTAACGTTAAAAATGATGGTTTTGTATTGCCTGCGAAGACCTTTAGACGCTCAGCACGAGCGCTAAAGACAGCCTCTGTAAGATCATCATACTTATTGACGACAGGTGACTGCTCAAAGAAAAGCAAAACCCTATCAATCCAAAAATCATCACCAGCATACATCCTCATCGTCTTCATATCAGACGCCAGGTCGATCGTTCGATCGTAGTCACAGCGCTCAAGAGCTTCGTTGAAGGCTCTTTCAACCTCAAGCTGACGCAGGCCAAGCTCAAAGCCTTCAATGAAAACAGTGTCAACAGACTTGGCCTCAACCTGAAGCACACCCTCACCTATAGAGTAGCCATAGGTAAACATCTTCTCACCATCACTAGCAATGAATGTGTCAACCTTGGTCGATAGGAGGTGGAGGTCTGGCAATGATGTAGCCATGTACTCCCTGATCATAGCTATGATCGATTCAAAAGAGCCGCTAGTTAAACCGTCAAGCTTCTCGATATTCAAAAGCCTCATCTCTAACTCCATACATGCAACGGTTGCATGTTACTTATGACTCGGTGGCGACTGTGCGAATGACGACATGCCGTGGTGAGAGCTGATGGACTCCACAACAGTGCTAAGATTGTTCAGTCGAGCGAGAAGATCGCGGTGGTTTGTCTGTAGCTCTTTTAGGATCTTACTTGGTGAGTGATCATTAGAGCCGCCGTAAAACTCGTTAAGCGTTACACCTCTAGCTCCACGACTACCCTTCAGCTTGATGTGAGCCTCCGCCCTCTCAGTGACAGCCGCATCACTCATATCAGCGCCCTCACGCATAAGCGAACTCATGCGCTCTCTGGCAGACTCACGATCAAGCTCACCACCAGCAACGAAGTCTAGCTCCTCTTGCCGCTGAACCATGAGCATTACAGCCTCATCCTCAGACAACCCAAGCAGGTTGACCATTAGCCACCTGACCGAGATATTCTCACCAAGACGCGAGATGATGTCCGACTTTGCAGATAGAACCTCCATTCTCGCAAGCTCAAGGATTGCAGAAGGCACTGCCATCACAATTTCAAAGTCGAAGTCATAAGGATCATAGCCCAGGGCGATAAGGTGAACATGACAAGCAAACCTGAACCCTTCGCACACTGCGCGCTGAATGCGCATGATCATCGCAGCAAACCTGAAGTCGCGCTGGGAAAGTAAGCCAGTACCTCCACCACTATTCTCAGAACGCCCAAAGTCGGGAATCTTCAAGCCGCGACCAACCTGATCCTTAAAGTACACAACATCCATCATGGCCTGGTAATCCGGCCCTTGCAGGGTGTCGATCTCGACGCTCCTACCTTTAACCGAATGCACGGGCAGAAAGAAGTCGTCTAAGAAGGTGGGATCAAAGGTTAGCTCCATCTTGCCTGGCTGATTCTTGGATAGGTGCTTCTTGGTTCTCAAGGCATCCTTTACGACATTGACCTGCGCCATCGCTTGACGTCCAGTCAACTCACCAGTGTCAACGTAAAACACCAGCCTAGAAGGCGCGCGAGTAAGCTTATAAACCAACGCGCTATCTTCCATGATTATTAGGCGACGATAAGAACCTCGCACGGGCTCGGTCACAGCCCACCCATAATCAGACATGCGATCGCGACCCTGAAGCTTGAAGTGGCTAAGCTCCCAGTCATAAAACGCTATCTCACTATTGCGCGAGAAGAGCGACCTGACATTGTTGCCCGCAAAGTCTGACTGACTCCTGATCACACGCCTGAACGCATCAGCATTGACAGCACCTGTGCCGCTCTTCGACACCAAATAACCAAGAGCATGACCATACTGATCGTATACCTTGCGCGTAGCTGGCGCTGGTACAGGCTCAGAAGCAATGATGCCATCCTCACCAACATACCACCGCTGATACTGCTGGCCGTACTTGCAGACGCCCCTGGTCAACTCCCACAACCAAGAGCTAACCCTCAGTCTCTTATGAAGCAGCGCGTTAAGCTCGCTGGCAACGTTGTTATTGGTGCTCTCAACCCAGATAGGGACGCGCCTAAAGAAGTCTGGCTGTGTAGCCTCATCAGCATAGATGTCCAAGGCTGCCGCGATGTCGGTGTGGCCATCCATCTGCTCATATTCGAGATTCCTACTGTATAGATCATGGTCCATCGTGGTGAGACTATTCATCTGATTGGAGTATTTACCCCAAGACGTATAGGAGCCACCACTCAAAGAGCCCATATCACCAAAGCGCTCTTGATCTATATCCCTTAGCTGATCGTCTTTCTTATCGAAAAAACCACTGAGGTTATCCCAAACATCTCTTAGCGCCACAACTCACCTCCAAGATCAAAGATCGTGAAAGAACCCGCGACTTACCACGGCTTCTGCACTACGTTCGTTGTTATCACGACCTACATTACCAGACGATGATAATCCCGCCTCATCAAAGCGTTCAAGGTTCACAGAAGGTGCTGACATCCCGCTTAGACTATCAGCATCACCGAGGTCGAACATCGCGTAAGAAGGCTTGTTTACTAACGTGTGACAAACACCCGCTAAAGAATCTGAAACATCCTTAGATGTGAGTGATCCTTTCTGCACTTTGTTATTAAGGTTGTCACGCTCAAGGCCAAAAAGCTCAGACTTTAGGATCAAAGGCATTGGGCATGATATGCGGCCATCGTTAAAGAGATCCTTAAGTCCATCATAAGGCAGGGTGGTTGTGTCCATCGACACCTCAGACGTCGATATGCCTGTGCCGCTAAGCATTTGGAGTAGATACTTACTCTGCCACTGATCGGCAGACACATGACCTATGGTGTAGCCCCGCTCTCTAAGCGCAAGGATGATCCTGGCAACGGTGGGTAAGTTGATCTCCCCATTAGGTGGTGCTGCTATGCCAAAAATAGCATCGACATAGATCAATGGCACACGCATTGTCCTCACAACACCATCCCCAGACTGACCATCAACATAAGGCCGATCGACCCATCTCACCGTATGAGCCATCGTAAAACCAGTGAGACAGTGTGCTGATGAAAGGTCTAGGTGAATGTGTCTCGGTGTGCCTGGGTTTGTAATAGGCCCCTCGAAACTCAACAGCTCTCCACCTATATTCTTGGTGTGTTTCTTAACCAGCTTAGTCCAATCAAGAGGAACCTGATCCGCGACACATGGCCAGATCCAACCACCATTAATAAGGACACTCTCATTCCTGCCCATAGCTGACTTGATGATCGACTTTCTATTGGTGAAATAGAGCGTGATCTTAGGGACTGCGACGCCAGCAATATCACGAAGGGCCGTTACAATGTCGTCTTCAAACTCTTTACGATAATCAACCGGGATCTCGACCACGCGCGCGAACTCATCCTCAATGTCAGGAGGATCTTCACCTTGCTTCAATATTCTTGACTGAGCAGACTGGCCACCAAAGAAAACCCGGAAAGTCTCCTTAGTCCTGAACTTCTTAGGCTTGGTTCCCCATTCTGGATAATCGGCCACGAAGATCGTCCTATCCTTCTGAGCCTCAGCTATACGCCTTGTCGTGAAGTCATGCTCAGTATTCTTCGATGACACCACAAAGAACACCCCAGGCAAGTGCCCCTTATCCATGAAGCGCGACTTAATACGAGCCATCAGGCTGTTGTAAACCTTCTCGGCAGCCGTAAGGTGCTGGCCAGTCTCATTGATAGAGTTAGTGCGCTTGACCTGCTTTGCGTTAACACCAAAGTTAGCCTCATCGAGCATCCCCATGATGACGTTGGTGCCGATTAGGTTGCCGTTATTGGCGGCTGATGGGTGGACTTCAATGCACTTGCCGATGGTGATCATCTTCTTTGTGATCTTAAAGCCTACCTGCTTGAAAAAATCTGACTGCTCAATGAATCGGCCAAGATCCTTAAGGATGGTGTTCTGGGCCTGCTCTCTATTTGTGGAAAGCATGGCCACAATTAGAGCAGAGTTACCAGCAAGGCCCATAGACTCCTGGGGCTCACGAAGGCACATGATACGGTGCATGAAATACATCAGGCCGTAGTTTGCCGACCAGCTCTTACCCCATCCAATGCCACCAGTGAGCACGGCCTCCGTGTAGCCGCCGCTGACTATGGTGATAAGATCTTTCTTCAACTGGGGGAACATGCTCTCAACGCCCGGACCTGCAACTGAGGTGTCTTCAAGGAACTCAGCCATACTTAACGGCTTATGCCAGTAATGAGTCTCAGTAAGAGAGTCAAGGATGCCGTCTGTTGAGCCGCCTTGACCTACAACATCAAGCACCACCGCTTGCTCTTCAGGGCTCATGACGTTCCAGAGACTGCTCAGCCTTTCCAGCAGCTCCTTATCACTAAGTGTTGTCTTCGCCCTCAATCCGTCAAATATCGTCGCCATCTCACTCCTCTTCACTAAGCGGCTCATAAATGAGCGCATCTTCTATATCGTCATCTGACGCCTTAGTTAGATCTTCTGGAATGACGCCGCCGTGCTGATTGAGCACCTGTAAGAACTCCGCGATCCGTTGCCTTTGTCTGGGGTTGGTCGAAAGCTCCTCACCGATAAAGGCAGCTAGACGCCTATCTGCCGGGACATTATCGTCTGACTCCTGATCATCATCGCCAGGCTTAATGTCTATGGGCCTATGATTAAGGGTGGGATGACCTATCAGCTCTCTTGTCAGGATGTTCAACTTATTATGGATGTCTGCGCTTTGCTTGATAAGGTTGGCCGCCATCGCAATTTCTTTGACTAGGTTGGGATCGTGAGTCTTGTTCTTAAGCTCAACCTCATAAGCTCTAGTAACCCTAGCCTTTTGAATCCCATAAAGCCAAGTCAGCTCATCAATGATAGAGAACTCCTCAGCTTGTTTTACGATGCTCTTAGTAACCCCGACTGCTTTCTTACTCTCAATCCCAAGCTCTACCTTACGAATCGCCCAGTATTTCTTAAGCCAGTCTTTGACAGTAGCTGATGCTACGTTCTTATGAAGCCCATGCTTACCCCTGATAAGATCGACAACCTCATCGTACTTAACCCCATTCATGAACAGTCGATCGATCTGATCGGCAAATGGGAGCGCTCTTATTCTTTCTACTGGAGAAAGTCTCTTTCTTGGCATGGTGTACTCCAAAACTAATACGGCCTGATTATAGACACAAAAAAGGCGCATTGTGTAATCACAATGCGCCTTTTTTGGACTGTATGCGCTTAGGCCGACTTGGCCTTCTCGGCCTGGATGTCCTTAAGCGTAGCTAAATGCTCGCGACCCATGATGAACGGGCTGGCTGCCTCAAGGTCGATGACGACGATTTGCACATTGTGAATCGTCTCCATGCGGCGAACGAGCGACTCAAGGTTCTTCTCGCCATCAAGGTCACTGTTAGACACAGTGAAGTCGGCAAGGATGTTGACGACAGCGTTGGACAGATTGTCAGTCTTGTATAGGCGCTGGGCAGCCTTGAGGGCCTCGTTCCAGATGTTCTCCTGCTCGGGCAGAAGATCGACCGTCTTACGAACGGTCTGAGTTGTCGGACCATCGGGGGAAGACTCATCGCCAGCATCGCCTGGGTTGAGGTAGAGGCGCACCATCTCAGCAAGCTGCGCTCTGGTTAATGTGCCAGCCTTCTCGATCCACTCTGCTGCCGCAGTAGGGTCATCCAGAAGATCCTTAATCAGATCAACCTTAGACGGCCCAAGATGCTTGACAGCCTCAAACATGCCCTCCCCATATCGGATGTAGATCGCATCCCACAGGGTCATCGCCATGCGCGCCTTGCGCTCAGATCCTGCGACCTCGACAGCGATATAATCCTTCATCGAGCCGAAGGGGAGTCCGGTCTCAGGGTTGGCGATGTAAGCATAGAGCCCGCCCTCGCGCATACGGTGCAGCTCTCGGGCTAGATCCCAGAAGAGGACACCATCCTTGAGCAGGACTTCACGCACGCGCTCTGCTGTGGCCTGAGCTTGGGCCTCAAGGCCTTTCTGCTCCTCAGCAGACTTGGCCTTGTCCTCTTTAGGCTCCGCCTTGGCCTTTGGCTCTGCCTTGGCTTTTGGGGCTGCCTTGGCTTTAGGCTCCGCCTTGGCCTTTGGAGCCGCCTTAGCCTTGGCCTCTGCCTTGGGCTTGGGAGTCGCCTTGGGCTTGGGAGTCGCCTTGGGCTTGCTCTCAGTGTTCTCAGTGTTCTCAGTGTTCTCAGACATCGCGTCCCCTTTTGTTTGGACAGACATGCAACCGTTGCACGCCTTAAATCATGGATAGTGCAATCACTATCGCGTCACTCTCGTCATCGTTATCAAATCTGAATCCGTGGTCAGCGATGATACTGGTCACATCATCTTTAGGACAAGCGCCATTAAGGACAACTTTTGCTCGCGCCTCTTTGACGCCAACCAAGCCGCAGTCATAGCCAAGATCAAGGAGTGCGAATTTAACCGCACCATGAAGCTCAGCTAGATGGAGGCCACCAAAAGCCGCCCGAGAAGGCGCGTGATCTTCAATGACGATCTCTCTGGCCATGTGGCCAAAAGAAGCCACCCACGATGCTATGACGTGCAGCCTTCGCATCTTAAGTGCTGATGATGCCTTCTTGCCGTACTGAATGCCGTATGAGCAGACGGCATACCTAAGCTCATCATTGACGATCTCAACGAACGCTAGCCCGGTTGATGTAAGCGATAGATCTATGCCCATGACAGACTGATCAGACACATTGACCATATCAACCCTAACCGCTTTCAAGCCCTTGAGATGCCAAGCGATCTCGCCCGACTTCTCATAGACATTGACCATCTTTGAGCCTGATTTAGAGCGCCATTTAAAGCGCTTTGCATCAAGCCTATTAAATGAGGGCAGACCTTTAGCCTTGTTATAAGCATCCCAGCATTTGGCGCAGTCCAGACTAGGGACAGACACGCCTATGCCGCTATGATCACAAGCCCAGATCTCGCTCTGCATTTAATCTCCAAAATGATCATCCAACCCACTCGCTGGATGATCTGACTATCAACATTGAAGACTTAAACGTCAATAGAATTTTTAGACAAAATCATTATTTTCCGATCTGCCAGCAAAGATCGCTGACCGGGCATTTCTTCGATCGGGCGCAGTCCGCCTTGCTGCAAGACCTTTCAAGGACACTAAGATCATCAGCCTCGACAGCATCTTCTATGGCCTGCAACCGTTGCATGTTGCGACCATAAGCCTCGGCGTCAAACCTCACGATATGTTCGCTCAAGATGCCATGTAAGTGTGTGCCGGTCTTGCGCACATATATGACTCTGCCCTTATGGATTCCCATTAAGCCCATATAGATGTTTAACTGAGTCTCGTGGTCGGGGCTTAAGGGGATGATCGCGTCAGGTGATGATGTGGACTTGATCTCAATCACCTCAAGGCCTTCATCGCCTTCAGGGATGGTGGCCTTGTCGAGATCTGAAATACACATCACACCGTCAGCGTGGCCCTGGACATAAGGCTTCTCGCTATTAAGAACAGGCTCAATATAAGCGAAACCGGGAAGGTGCCAGTCACTCTTTACGTCTTCGCTGTAGTTACTATTCGCACAGCTTGACTTCGTGCATTTTGAAGGGCGCCTCATGAGTTGCCCCTTGGGTGGATTATATTGCTTGGAGCAGCCCCGACACCTCCAAGCGCCCACCAGATAGGGCGCAAGAATTGAATCCTGCATGGCCTGATGTATGCCAGTGCCCAAAAGAAAGATCATCCTCAGATGGGGCGATACCGTGGAGCTTTGCCTGACAATGCCATGCTTAAGACAAAGGCCCTCAAGCATGGTGCATGTCGAAGCGATAGCGTGTCCCCTGATGGGGCTATCAGGTCCGTATGGTGCGATGTCCCTGCATGAGTCACCCTCGCTTGCCAGAAGACTAGCAAGAGACACGTTTTCACCAGGCTTACCAATCCAGTCGCTCATCACTCTCCTCCTGCCACAGATCAGCAAGGCCAATCCAGTTAAGCTTCTGATGGATCGCATCAAGCAACCCGTGAGTTGTCGATGCTCCAGACTCAATTATGAAAAGATTTTTCCGCTCTCCAGAAAGATCAACATCATCACCAACAGCATTAAGCCAGCGCCTAAGCCTGTTAAGCTCCGAGATCTCTATGATGGTGGAGTAGACTCCGAAGAAAACATCGTCAGCCCTAGAGTTATAAGGCCAAAGGTAAAGAATCACCAGCGCAGGACAAACACACTTATCATCACAGTAGTCAAGAACACGCCTTAAAAGAAACGCGACCTGAGTGTAATAACCAACAGCGCCCACACGGTGTTGGGGCGCCGGGATTCTATTGAGCCACTCGATGAACTCAGCCCTCAAGTAAAGACGCTTCGACTCATCCAACCATAGCCAATGATCTCTTGGTGAGTTGTTGAATGGGGATGGGGCTCTAATCACCGTCATCGTCATCGTCATCACTAACACCATTCATTGCAGCGAAGAAGTCATCCTCAAGGACAAGCATAAAGCGAGACGGGAAAAGACTGCTATCCATCCCAGCTATTTCTATAGACATGGCGAATTTCTTATTAGCCATGACCGCTTCAGCATAAGCCTTATGGATGACAGCACCATTGATGCTAAACGACTTATTCTCAGTCCTCTTAGCCTCAATAAGCCAATCATCAAGGCTTACGTCGCCGTTGAGATTACCTCCAAATGCACCACTGCCAGGAACCCTTCTGCCACCGCCCTTGTGTGCAATCCTATCCTCTTGCTTGATGGATAAAGATCGCCTCACTTTGGCGCTGCTTTTCTTTCGACCGATAGGGCTGTCGCCCTTGGCCGACTTGCCGGGTTTAACGTGCCTCATAACTACCTCCAAAAAGCAGGCCAGCTTCATTGGCTGGCCTGCTACATCTAACTAGCTCGACAACATCTTGGTGATCTCATCGAAGTTGCTCATCAGTGAGTCGCAGATCATGCCTTGCACCAACCTTTTCAGCGCGCGGTTGCTGCTAAGCTCAGTCATAAGATCGGCTTTGATCCGATACTTGACTGGCCAGCCTTGTATCTTCCAACCGTCCTCAGAAGAGATAATACCCATCTTCGACGCATCATTAGTCAGAAGGTCGATGTCATCAAAGGTGCCCTTCTTTAGCCCATGCGTGTCCACTGTCACGAGTGTGCATTGACCAGACATGTTGCGAGTCGGGGCCTTGCCGTTCTTATCGATCATAAACTTCAGCGCGACGGTGGAGCTTAAGCCTATGCTCTCGTTGCGAGTCTTAGCTCCAGTAACGACCTCATCAATCTCACCTTTTGCCGAGGTAAGCTTAATGATCTGATCACAGGCGAACTTCTGACCCTCACCACCATAGAGCGTGTGACCGCCATATCCACCGATCTTATTGCGTACCTGGTTCAACAGAAAGACCGTAGGCTCAATACCATGCTCCTCATAAGACTGAGTGATGATCGTAGGCATCTCGCGAGTCATACGATTAACAAGGCGCGCTGCTAAGCCCATCGTATTCTCGCCATAGCTCTTCTCAAGCTCTACGGCTGGCGTGGCTCCAGCTAAAGAGTCAACGATAATCGCATCAACAAGACCGCCCTTGATTGCGCCCTTGATAATGTCAAATGCCGCCTCGGTGTAGTTTGCCCTGACATAATCCAGGCGCTCCAGATCGACACCAAGAGACTCAGCCCACTTCACGTCGCCTTTGCCCTCAAGATCAACCCACATCACAATGGTGGGAACGCACTTACCACACTCGCATGATGCCGTGTTCCCAGACCTTGGCATTGGAGAGTAGTAATCATCATCGGGATGGAGATCGACAACCATTGCAGCGGTGCCACAGTCACCACAGATGAAGTCATCAATCTCATCGTCATCTTCACCCATCTCACTAGAGTGAGAGCACGGCCTGTCCTCTTTATGATATGGGGAGCCGCAAGCCATGCACTGCTGTTTGCCCTGATTCCAATACGCGGCCTCCGCCTTCGCATCAGTATCAAGGTTCTCGATCGACCAGTAGCCAGTATCCCAGTCACCAGTAAACTCGTGGGGATTGAAGAGCGGTGTCTCATTGATATAGGTATGGCATGACGAGCAGATCTGATGAATCTCAGACGCAGCCTTGAGCGCTATCGTCGTTTTACCACAGTGCTCCCAGCCCCATAGCAGCTTCATTGTGCCAAGCGTAAAGCCGCCACCAAGGCAGTTATCGAGCTGCCATGACCCGCTAGACACCGAGCGCCTAGGTCGAACCTCGCTAGCGCGCTGGATGGAATGAGGGCCGAACTCTTTCTGTGCCTGGTTACGGAAGACACTGTGACGCTCTTGTCGCGTCACGCTATCAGCAGACTTCTTAGCCTTCTTAGTCGCCATTCACTATCTCCAAAGTTAGACATGCAACCGTTGCATGTCGTTAGTTAATCTTCGCCCGATCCTAGCTCACTTAGCAAGTCATAAGTTTTGGAAGCTTTACCCCAGAAGATGTAAGACATCTTGTAGTTATCTACAAAGTGAACGACGAGCGGTTTCATCTTTTCTTTGTTCTTTCTGAGGATGCGGCCCACCGATTGCTCCATATCAGACATGGGCATGGTGACAAACAATGTATCTAATGACGTGACATCGAAGCCCACAGCTACCATTGAATATGTGGCAAAAATTATGCTGTCAGACTTGGAGCTTTCAAACACTTCCTTAGTTATCTTTATATATGATGGCTCAATTGATTCAATATTACCATCCGAATTCAACTTGATGTCATAGTCATCAGGGTTGGCACCTTCAGGCAATGCCCACTTACCACGCTTCTTATAAAGCTTACGCCATGCCTTCTTATCAAGGTGATACTTTGAGGCGTCTACCGGATTCACAGGCCACCTGCCGCAGCATGTTCCATAGGTGTAAGCATCACCGAGGCGGTGAGATACAATGCTGCAAATGACGGCAAGGTGATTGATCTGCTTTGATAGGACAAGCGGCTTGCGGCCAGCAACCAAGGCTTTGCATATCTCATCAGCTATAATGATTGAGCGGTTAAGATCTCTTGAGATCATACCCTCAACCTTATTGATCATAAGGCTGTCATTATAGTCGCAGCCCGTATCTATCCTTCGTATATCCAAACCCATCATAGGCTTAGCGCCGCGCCAACCTACCGCGCCAAGATGCTCAAAGAACAGCCGCTCTCCCCCGTCAGCGCGCCTTGGTGTAGCTGTCAGACCAAGGCGCTTTGTCGCGTTGAATCGGTGATTAATTGTACACCACTGGGCAGCACCCATGAAGTGAACCTCATCAACAATCAAGAGGCCTGGCCACTGAAATATAGGGTCAGAAGGATCACAGCGACAAAGCGTCTGGGTTGTCGCAAGCACAACATCATAGTTGGCGCCGTACTCGCGCCTGTCACCACTAAAACGACCAACCTTAGCGTCTGGCAGAACGCAAGGGGCGCTAGGGTCTTCATCGTTTACCGTGCTACTTATCCTTGTTTCCCACTGGTCAAGCAGGTTGGTTAGAGGTGCCACGATCAACGTCTTAAGACCTAGTTTGCTCGCAATCACAAGGCTCAGGATAGTCTTACCAACACCAGTGGCAGCGCAAATGATCACTTGCGTCACCTCCCTGGATTTAAGCCTCTCCGTAATTACATTTACAGCGTCGATCTGCATGTCATCTCTAGGCTCAATGCCGCAAGTCTTGATGCGCTCACTCTCGGCAGCGCTCACGAGGTGTTCAACCGGGAGCTTGCTTCTCGATGTGCGCTCAAAGTAAGCCCTCGGGACACCAACCCAGAAGTCTTCGATGATATACATCTCGACCTTATTTGTTCGCGTCTTCCTACCTTCTCTAACCTTGATCGACACGGTGAGTTGGGTTTTTATGGCCGCGAGTGCTATGTCGCTTAAGATGTGGCGAGGTATCCACGCCATGCCATCTATAACAACACGTTGTGCCCAAGCCTCTTTAAGAAATGGTCTAAAGTCTTCTGTCATGACATAGGCTCCAAAGAAAAGCTGGAGGTGTAAGCCTCCAGCGTATGACATGCAACCGTTGCACGTTTAGATCTGCTCAAGCTCTATGAACTCATCCGATAAGATCTCCCTAAGTTGCTCAAGTAGTGCCATGTTCTGATCACGATACTCCCAGTGAGCGCCCTTAGCGTATGCCCTAAGCTCAAGCTTGTAAACGATGTCTGGAAGCTTTGACACTGAGGTCATGTTGAGCATCGCACAGAAGGGCAGGGCATAAAGCGCACCCCATCTATCACCGCTTCGATAGATGTCATGGAACGCCTCACTAGTACGCCTCCACAAGTCGTCAGGGATCTCTATCGGGCAGTATGGGATCTTGGCGAGAAGATCGGTTTGGCGATCGATCACAACATCAAGCTTATAGGGCATCATTGGGCGGTGGCGATGCTCATCCCGAGCTGTTCCCACGCTCAACATCTGCTTCAGCTTGAAGTCTGGTCCGTGGTGGTACGCCTCATCGAGATAGTCACCACGGCCATTTCTGTGGTCAGCGCCAGCGCTGATGTAGTCAAGCTCATCAGAACCATCATCATCCCTAAGCTCAATACTCACAAGGTGCTCAAGATATGTATGGCTCTCTCGGTCGTAAATCTCACATGGGGCGTTGATGCGATCCTGACGCACCGTGATGATGCCTGGCCCATTCTTTAAGAATGAAGAGCTTGAGTTACGGTCTTTGTCGATGTCTAGCGCTGCCGCCACGTTAGGGGCGCAGGCTTTGATGCCATCCTTAAAGTCAGCAGTCATCTCTTTAATCCAACCCCCAAGACCAGACAGTCGCTGGAGGTGGCGCGAAGCTGCGCGAGTTGTCATCCCTGCGAGCACAACGCCAGTCTTAGCCGTGCCTGGCAAGACAAAGCGCCTGTCATCAAACTTATAAGCACCTTTAACGCCTGCGCCTTCAGTGGAGTTGTAAAGCTCCATCCACTCATCATGAAGATCAAGGGCCTGCTGAGGTGCAAAGCGACACGGACCTTGGGAACCCAAGTTAGTCTGATCGATAACTCGCGAGCTGTTCTCCTGGCCAACAAAGAGCGGCGTATCCAGCATCAACCATGAAGCAGGCCAGCCGATGTCATTAACGGCCACAAAGATATGCGCCATTTCAGCAATAGATGCGTGACCATAGCTGCCAAGGTTTGTGCTCACGAAGCTTTTAACTGGAGGCGGCAGATCGTTAACATCCCAAGGCTCGGGTGGTGACTTGTCTACAATGTCATCCCATTTTGCCATGAGATCGTAAGCACGGCTCATCTTAGCACCTAGCGTTGCAGCCACATCAGGATGCAAACTCTCACCATAGAGCGTGCTCTTATTAAGTCTTTTCAAGGGCATCTCATTCTCCAACTAAGGGGACTTGCGTTGCGTTAGATCGCCAAGGCCTCTCTGGATAGCCAAGCACTTTGGCCGTCCAAAGAAACCATAACCTTATTGCCGTTCAGGTAGTGATCATCGACGATCAAGACCTCTTGACCTTGGCGATACATGACACCACCAAGATCTAGGGGGGACTTAAGTTTGGCTGTCTCGCCATTACTGGAGGACCAGAGCCCAAGAGCTTCGGCGTCATAGATGTGGAGCTTCTTACCTTCTTTGCGAGTAAAGCAGGTGAAGATGCGATGCTCATCACTCTCGTGCTCATGCCAACCAAGGCCCTTGTATGACGAGAACCTGCCGAAGAATCTCATCCCGAACATGGCGCTATACACGAGCACATCACCAGCCTTTATCCCTAGCCTAGACTGGACGCGATCACCAACCTTAAGCACAACACCATAACCAAGCCTAACAGTCTCAATGCCAGCCAGCATGTTCTTTTGACTGATAAGGATATTGCCTGACGCCCTGATCTCAGGCGAGTGCTGGGCATAGACAACGTTAGGGTTGATCCTGATATTGTCAGCTAGTGCTGTATTGCGCTCGACTGCCTCATTGTAAGCCTTGACACGCTCTTTATGCTCGTCAGGCCACCAATCATGAATTGGATAACTCATCGTTATACCTAGTCTAAAAGTCCAAGATAAAGGGCCACCCTCACAAGGTGGCCCATACGTTAGCCAGCGAGCTTAACCCTAGAACGGAATGTCCTCATCATCAAACGCCACCTTGCTAGGATGGGCGCTGGGAGGGCCATAACCAGCATTGTGATTAGGCGCATGAGGTGGCGCTTGAGGTGGCGCTTGAGGTGGGGC